NAAGCAGTGAGCTTCTTGAAGACATTGTGGTTTCCTTGAGAGTTCTGGTCCTGCCAGAGTTCCCAAGTAATTACGTACCCCATCGAGAAAGAACGGGGAGTGTACCGCTTCGTGCTACCAGGTGTGATGTCCTCAAAGAGGATCTCTCCACCTTCAGCCTTCTCAGGGATAGCTCCGAAGCCGGAGATCTTATGGTCATCAACAAAATTCTTCGAGATCTTGCTGACGTTGATCCACCGGCTATATTCGGTTGGAACTTCCTTGTCGGACTGGTAGAAAAGCTTACGAAGCGGAGTCCCCAATAGGGTACCAAAATCTGACGTACGTAGTGTAGCCATGTTAGTGTTCCCCTATTAGGTGGTGTGAGCAGCGTAGACCGCAGGCAGAATGACTACGAGAAAACGCCCACCAGAGGTGTCCCATTCATCTCTAGGGTCTTTTGCGATAACCTTAAACCAGTCATTGGATCCGGCATCCGCGCTATCCAGAGTGATCAAATGCGTAGCATTCGCTTCACTCGAAAGGATAAACGAATACGTCTCACCAAGCATGGCTGAGGAGTGGGAGGCCGTGGCATTGGCGCCAGCATTACTAGCAGAAACCGAGAAGATCTGCCCAGGACTAAAGATCAGAACAGGAATTTCTGTATCTGTAGTACCCGAAGCAGTCGCGAGTGCGATTCCGCCAGCGATAACTGTAGTGTCTGTCGCGCTTCCAGCGAGACGACCAGATGCGGTCGCATCATGAAGCACAAACTGTCCCTTGAAGAACGTTTGAGACGTAGCTTCAGGGAAGTTGTAGACTCTACCTTCGCCTGTGCCTTGGACCCACTGAATACCGTAAACGGCCATTAGAGTGACTCCTAGGTCATAAACTCAAGACGATCGCCGTGGTCCTTGAAGGACTGGATACCGAGTGACTCGGCCTCTGCAAAGAAGCCATCCTCGCCCATGCGATCCCGGATCGCGTTGAGTCTATTCTTTTCATCTACGAGTTTTTGATAACCGTCATTGCTAATGCGAATTAGAATGCAGTCACCATTAGCGATATACCCGTCGGGGGTTCTTTCATACCAGCCAGTGTCCTTACAATAGTCGTCGAACATGACAGGTCGCCACCCCTTCATTCGGTGGGCTGGTACCTTGGGATTCGTTCCTTTGAAACGACCCCAACGGTACTGATAGCCCTCCTCCTTGAGGCGACGACGGCCACCATCGTTAGTATCTAAGAACTCGGGTATTCTCATGTAGTTGGGTGGTTCCATCGGCTTGCGTGAGTGATCTGGATCGTCCAGCTTCATGCCGCGCCGAGGTTTCTTCCACTCTCCAAACTGCTTGGCCTTCTCTGCGTTTTTCTCCGCTTGTTCGGCCGACAGCTTGTCCATGATCTCTTTTACATCTTTTTCCAACTGTGCCGCGTCCTGTTTCTTCATCTCGTCTTTGTCAACAGTCGCGACCTTCTGAACCTTCTTCTTCGTAGCCTTAATCTTTTCTGATGCTGTCTTTTCCATGACTATACTCTCTCCACCGCGCCTTTCAGGAACTCCGACTCTTCGGGAGGTTCCACCATCTGCCAGGATTCCCAAGCCTCTTGAGACTCGATCCCGTAGATGGCAGCAATGCGCTCTGTTTCTTCCGACTCCCACTCCTTCGCTTTAGGCTCAGTCTTAGCTGGCCCCGTAGGAGGGTTGGGGTTCGTGCTGAGATCGCCAGCCGCCGTCCGCCTGCTCTTCCGAGCTTCGAAGACCTCGTCGGACTTCTTGCCCTTCCAGTAGTTCCAGGCAGCGTCTACGCCACCGTCCCTATACATCTCAGTCGGGTTAGACTTAAAGTGTGACAGTAAGTCATTCTTAATTAGCTCAAAGACCTCAGGTTCTCTAGCTTGAAACTTTTCCAGCTCAGCCGCATGGTTCCTTTGCAGGAGCGTCTTGAGCACGGTTCCAACTTGCTCACGATCCTTCTCCCTGGCCTTAAAGACCTCCTGTTGAATGGCCTTCTCAATGACAGGGGCCGGATCTTCCTCGAACTGCTCACGCGTAATCTTGAAGTCCTCCGGGGGAGGAGCGTCTTGCTTAGGCGCGGAGCGTGTGGATGCCACAATGCGTTCCAGTTGCTCCATCCTTGACTGAGCCGCCGTCTCCGCCTGTGTCACCCGACTCTCTAGGTTCGAGCGAGCATCCTCTGCTTCTTTGAACAACGCCTCATAATTAGGCGCTTCCTCTGTGGCAGTTTCTTCACCGCCTTCGGCCTCACCACTTTCCTCTGTGGTTGTGACCTCTTCATCTGGCATGATTACTCTCCTTGGTCGGCTCTAAGAAAGTCCTCCGCGCCTACCGCGGTAGGAACCGAGCCGGTCTCTAAATCATGTACGTACGTCAGGATTGTACTGAGGAGCCGGAGCTTAGCTGCCAGTAGGGCGGCTCTGTCCGGGCTCAGGTCTTCCTGGCGGATTGACTGGACCAGCAGCTTGTCCAAGTTCGCTAACCGCTCCGAGAGCAGCTTGTACTTGGTTGCTTCGTCCAGTATTGGCATCCCCGAAATCTGGGATTCCTTGTGTTCCACCTGCTTCCTCCATTACTTTCTCGAAATCAATATTCAGGTCGCCCTGATTATGAATCTCGAAAGAGTCCAAGAACCTCTCCATGACCTGGTGGCCACCCCTCAGCATCTTCTGAAGGAGTTCGGTGAAGACTGGATTCTGGCTCTGGACAACCAAACGAGCTATCTGCAAGACGCGTTCGTAGTAGACTTCTACCTGACCAAACAGGGCCAGCGCTTCCTGCCGCTGGACGGTCTTGCTGAGATTTTGTGTCGAAGCTTGCGCTTCAATCACAAGGTGCTTAAAGATTTGTTCTGGTGTCAGCGTGTCCCACACAGTAGCGAGGATCTTACCGTCTCGCGTGCCACCAATAGTCGTTGCGAGGTCAGTGTTCCCGAACTGCATGTACAGCGCCAGGACTTGGTACCATAACTCGCCCATGCACCGCTTAATGCGACGCATGACCATGTCGATGCGCTTGCCGGACTCTTCGAGCCGGGCCAGAACAGATGTGGCAGGAGTTCGTCCTGTTTTCTCCTGCCCAAGGTTAAAGTCCGTGATGCCCGTGCGCCGCTCACCCCACTGCTGCATTAGAATCAGGTCGTTGATAGACACGGAGATGTTACCGTCTCCAAGGTTCAGCGCCTTGAAGTCGTTCTCCATGTTGTCAACGAACAACATCCGTGAGGGGTAGAGCCGCGTGCCAGGCTTGATGGGACCATGCCGCCGGGCGAGAAAGATTTTTGTGTTCCGGATCTTGTTATTGTCCAGCACGTCTCGCATGAGCTGATTCATGATCTCAGCCGTGTTGAACAACATCTCCGGAATGCCCTTGTTATAGGCAACACCGTCTCGCCGGAAGTATGGGATTTGGACGAAAGGTCGACGCTTGTGGTCGTAATGGTTATATGCGATGTATGGTACGATGCCGGAGCCTTCGTGGACATGGAAGTTTACTTCGACTTCCTCGCCGCCGAACCGCTCGCGGGCAAAGACGTGATACATTGAGAGTTTGGGGACAACCGCCTGGCGTTGGATACCAATCAGTTCTTCCTGGCGCTCCTTCAGCTCAGAGGTAGGAACGAATCGACCATCCCCAACGTCGACGAAGTATGTCCGGTCCCTCTTACGCTCGACATTTCTTACGTCGCCTTCGAGAATCTTGATGAGTTCCTTAGCAGACTTTGACTCGAACTGCTTATTGGCTTGGTATAACTCAAGTGTAGATTTGTCGAGAGGGTACGCGTACGCACAGAACTTGGCTGTTTGGACAGCATCCCACGCTGTCTCGTGGATAGGCATGTAGAAGTCTTCGGGATGAATCGACTTAACAACTGGTTGGTCGAGCGTGATACGGTCATCAACTCTTTGGAATTCCTTGCCATCAAAGTCGAAGTCGAGCTGCTTTCGCTGGACCCACGGCGCGTAGAGGAAAACGTCACCATACTTACACGTGATCATCAGGCCCTCTTCCATGACGTCCTTGATGTTCACCTGGTTCCGCTCAACCCATATGGAGAACTTCTGCATCGCAGCCGCAAAGTCCTCCCCCGAGATACCGGGAGCAATCATGGAGTCAGAGGCCGCCGTACGAATCATGAAGACAACGTCCGGGCTCGTGCTCCCGTTGTAGAGCTTCGAGTAGATAGCGTCCGTGTGCGTAGGGATAATAGGAATAACGGCGTTAGAGGCGCCAGGCCAAGGGAAATCCCGTTCGACGGCCTTCCCTTCGTAATGCTCTAGTGCGCGCCGGTACGTGTCTTGTATGAGATCCTGTCGGGCCGTCTTGACGTCCTCAATCTGAGCGACGTATTGAATGCCCAGGTTCTTCCGGGCCTCATACGACAGTTTAAGTTGTGGAACTTCCAGCATTTATTTTCCTCGGTTAGCTGCAGCCCTGAGCATCTTCTTCTGCTTTGCTGTCAGGGGCTTACCGTGAGCCGTACCGTCCCGCAACATCTTGCGAGCTTTTGCCGGCGATATTCTTGAGCTTGGCTTGCCCATGTTATACCTCGTTACGAAAGAGGGAGGGCAACCTGTGTGCCTCCTCCACTGCGTTGTAGTCTATAGGGTCCTCTTCACGGGACGCGATAAGGGCCACGTCCTCGGACTGCCAAATGTCCTCGCAGTAACCGAACCCAGCGTCAATCAAATCTCGTTCTTTGCCATGTGGCCACCGGGACAGCTCCCACATGAAGTTCTTATCTGCGTCCGACAGCATCATATACGGACGTTTGTGCCACAAGCCATTCTTCACAGGCGTTACTTGTGAGGCGATCCGCGCGTTCTTGTTCCGCTGGTCCGGCTTCAGTGGATGAAATACGATCTGCTTCGGATATTTGTTCTCGTTCTGCAGTTGTAAGAGCCAAGCCTTCAGCAAGATCTGAAAACCAACATCCTCGATACCTACGTGGGTAAGCCACGGTTGCCACTTCTGGGACATCTCGACTAGCTTGTCGATTGTCTTGTCCGTTGTTACACGGTCAGCCCATTCGTCCAAGAGGAAGCGACACCCACAGGGGGCCTGCGCCGCAACTACGATCGCAGACCTGCAGGCGCGCTTGCTCTCAGACGCGGCGGGGTCGCAGAGGAGGATGGGCACCGCGTTGGAAATGTGGTGATCGTGCTTCGAATGACAATCACACTTCAAAGACTCATCTTCAGTAACTATGAAATCCCTAATCAGCTTCAAGTGGAACCCAGCTCGGGCCGGGTCGTAAGGCTTACATAAGTACTGAAGGTGGTAAACTACTACGTTCTGCTCCTGAATCTTCTTCAGAAGCGCTTCGGGGCAGACCTCAGGAAAGATAGGTAATCCCTCTCTCCAAGGCCCGCCAGGGTAATCACCGAACTGCATCGGTATGAGTTGAGGATGCTCCTTCAATTCTTCGGAGCATTGGAACTCGCCTCGCGCCCCAATACCCCAGTAGAGGCGCTCACCCATCTTGACCTCGGTCTCCATGATGTGTTCCATCACGTCGCCCCGGCCGTAGGGCGTACCGACTACCGTGAACGTCGATGTGTGCCAGTCGTTGAGGAGCGCGTCCAAGTAGTCATATAGTTCAACAGCCGTCTGAGTAAGCGACTCCGACTGGATCGTCTTTTCGTTGACCGCGTCGTCGAGGATGATGTGGTCGTAGTGCTGGGACGCCTGTCCGGACGTAATAGACGACGCAGTAATGCTCGCTTGCGCTTCGCCTGAGAGCGACGGGTCTCGTGTGACAACGATTTCGAGTTCATCCCACTTCTCCCCTGGTCTGATCTCTGGAAAGGCAAATCTGAGGAACTTGTTCTTCGTGAGGATCGTCTTGATCTGACGCATCCACTTTTTGGGATTGTCGATCTTCGCCGAGATTAGTGCAATCGTCGCATTCCTGTTGTGAATTAGGAACCACAGAGGCAATGCTATCGAACATACACTCGACTTATAATGCCCGCGAGGCATCCACGCGACCTTGCGTCTCGTATCCTCAACACCAGTGTTCCAGGGGAACATCTGGATGTAATTGCAAAACGGCAGGTGAAGCCGCTCTACCATCCCGTCCATCCCAAGAATGGCGTTCGCAAAAAAGAAAAGACTGCGCTTAGACTCCTCTCGGAGCTGCTGGCGCAGCCTATTTGCTTTGTCTTTTACCGCTAGATTTGCCAACAGGTCCTCGATTGCTCCGGGCGGCCCTCATAGCCTTCTCCAAAACCTCTAGTTCCTTCGGTGACGGGTCTAGATTGTCTACGTCTACGTCCTCCTTCATGAAACCGCCGGCTTTCAGAAGCGACATAATGGCAGAGAGTCTAACATTCTCCGCCCGAGCGTTCTGAGCCAGGTCATCAAGGCCCTTGAGGTACCCATCCAGGTTCTTCTGGACGAATGCCTTCGCATTTATAATGGCAACGTCAGCGTTGAACGTCTCTTCAAAGATTTTCGCCTGGTCGGGCGCTCCCTGACGCAAATACGCCAGAAATTCGCTCGTCTGGAGGAGTTCAGCCACTTCAGCTTTGCTCCACCCCCAGATATTTGAGATTTGGTCGACTCTATCACCCTTGATCCAGAGCCGAGCCGCCTCTTTTGCGTGTAATCGCAGCTCAGAAGAGCCTTCCCAACGTGCCACAAACCCCTCCCGTTATTTCTTATGGCCACCTGGACAGTTATTTGACTCCTCT